AGGAGAAGATGAAAACTCCTGGCAAATCAATTAACCGCTACATGGACTATGCGTATAGTTGGATTGGTTGGGGGCATCATGGTGCTCGCACTTCGTATGCTCATGATTATGCTTCCAAACTGATCATGGTAGAAGTTTAATACAATAGAATAAATATTGGGGAGTGCTGCAGACCTCCCCTTTATGATTAACTTTGGTAAGAAGAAACCTGATATTAAACAATATGCTATAATAGGAATTGTATTATCATCTATTATTGCAGCACTCTCCCAATGCACAGGAGTATCTCAAAATGGACTATGGGACTTATTGGATGAGATTCAAAGAAAATATTTCCCACAAACTATTCTTAATGAGTTTATACTTAAAGATCCTGAGAAACTAAACAGAAGAATTCCAAGAGACGTAGATAGAGCAGTAGATGATTACATTAGACAATCTGGATTAAAAGAATCTGGAGTAGATAAACCTCGTTACATGGATGAAATAAATGACGAAATCAAGTGTCATACTAATGAATGTAAAGCACTTGCTCCTCCCATGAGACTCTGTGCTCCTTGGGTTGACAACTGCCCAAAGCAGTGATATAATCCTCCCATACTTGCGGGTATAGTGTAGTGGTAACATACCATCCTTCCAAGTTGTAGTCAGGGGTTCGAATCCCCTTACCCGCTTACTAAATACATCAATTATGCAGACCCATGTTAAAAATAAGATGCAAGAATTGTAATGCAATTCTGGAATCACATCCAACACAAACTAGATGCTGTGGGTGTGACAACCTTACCAATATTAAAGGAGAAACCATTACTGCAATTGACTTGACTAAAGTTGAAATTGTTAGTAATATAATGAAGAAAGAAAGATCAGAAGTCCTAAGTAAGGAAGATCTTGCTTTTCAAGAATCAAGAAAAAATCGTAAAGTTAGAAAACTGGAGTTTGAAATTAGATGAACTGGGAGTCCCCAAATCTTTCCAAAGGAGACATTGAATTGCTGACTATTGCATTGGATGAATATCTTTATGCTTCAAATCTTGAAGTACCAGATGCTCCAAAAATGGAAAAATTACTTCATAGATTAGAAGATCATCTAAGTAAGTTTTGAAATAAACACATAACCTGACAATATAAAAAATAGACTAGTATATAATAGTAGCACTATGTTTCATGTCAATGGGCAAACACACCTACGATAACTGGGTGAAAATAAAAGAAACATTTGAAAAATCTGGTAATACTAATAACATGTTTTACAAACGAGCATGTGAAATTATGAGAACTGGTTCTGATCCTATGGACAAAGTTTGGGAGAAATTTAAATGAGTCATAGGATGAATCAAATCTCTCCAGAACATTATGTAACTAAAACAGAGTGTCAAAATTTAATTGATGCTGCCATACGCAGACACAATAGAAATGCTAGTATTATTAGTATGTGTGTTGGGTGGGTAGTCCTAGCACTATTTGCAGAAGGACTCCTCAGACTTGTAGGTGTCATTCCACCATTACTACCATGGCTCAAAATTACTCTCAATTAATTTTTTTGGTTCCTTGGTTTGTTTTGGTGGTCATAGCACTATCAATGATTGCACAAGGATGGATGATCTTTCATGAGAAGTTTGGATACCATGAGAATCCAAAAATACCTTTAAAACAAGGTCATCCAGAAATGAAAGATTATAAACCTGGACATGGATTATTAGTAGTTAATTTTAATAAAATGCCAGAAGAAGATTACAGCAGTTTGCAAGAAAGAATTAATAAATTGAAGATGGAAGAATTGTTCGAAGAACCATCTACCTTTGAGGATGACGAAGAGGATGAATGACTTTCCCACTGGAGTTTTAATTATCCTTTCATGTGGATTATCATTCACACTATACTGCATTTATTACATCTTACGTTTAGCACACCAGGAGATGAATGATGAATAGAACAATTTTTACAGCAATGACTGTTTTTAGTTGCATTGGATTGTTTATTATTTGGGGTCTCAATCATGCATATCCACAATGATACACTTCATAGAAACCTTGTTAAATAATGACATATCGTTAGCATCCATATGCTACCTGTTGACGATGGTGCCCATATTGGGTATAATGATAGTTCACAAACTGGAGAAATGACAGAGTTAACCTTGGAAGAATTAGAAGAAAATTTTGATCAAGTCATGGACAGAGTAGTTGATGGTGGAGAACATTTCCTCATCAGAACCACAGACAATAAAGATTGCGTTCTGATCCCATACGATGACTACTCAGACTATTATGATAGGTACTTTGACCATGAAGAGGGATGCTAATCTCCTTTGAGGGACTGTCGCCTATTGGTTAAGGCCCACTGCTTATAACGGTGTGAATGGAGTTCAATTCTCTACAGTCCTACTAGTCTCGGAATGACTATAAACGTGCCCTGGTGGAGTCAATCCCTAATTATGCTCGTCTCGGACAGACGTTAAATGTGCCCTGGTCGGGACCCCCCCTTCTACACACATACACACAGGAGTAAATTATGACACCTTACGAACTTCGGTTTGAAATCTTCAAGCAATCTTATAACATGCTGAATGACCAATTCAGTATTGAATATGATACTGCTCGTTGTTGGAATGAGGATGTTAAAAATACAGTTAAGATGGATTATCCAGAGTTTCCTACTCTAGGAGAAGTGCTTAATCAAGCAGACATCATTAACGACTTTGTTTCCGAGACAAAGTAGGTTTCCAATTTCCTAAAAGAATTGGTGGTGCGGATGGGATCTTACTCCCGCCTGGTTTCCAATTTCCAGTCAAAGAATTGGTGGCGAGCCTGAGTGAATACATAGGAGAGGTTGCATAAACCTCTCTTTTTTTGTATAATAATTAAAAAGTAATTTGATTCATGAACAAATTAGTTATATTTGACCTTGATGGGGTGTTAATTGATAGTAAGGACTATCATTATGAAGCACTGAATCAGGCACTTGGAGAGCAATATTCTATCAGTAGAGAAGATCATGTCAGCATCTATGATGGTCTTCCTACCAGAGCAAAGTTAGAACTGCTTACCAAAAATAAAGGTCTTCCTGTTGAACTGTATGATCAGATCTGGCAGGACAAACAAGAAGCAACTCTCAAAATCTTCAATGATTGTGTGGCAAAAGATTATGAGTTGATGGGATACTTCCAGCAACTTGTAGATGCTGGTTACAAGATTGCAGTAGCATCTAATTCTATCAGGAATACAGTTAAAATCATTTTACTCCGATTAGGAGTATTAGAGTTTGTAGACATGTATGTGTCCAATGAAGATGTAGTCAGGAACAAACCATTCCCAGCAATGTATTGGAAGTGTATGACTGCTCTTGGTGCTCTTCCTGCAGACACTGTGATTGTTGAGGACAGCCATATTGGAAGACAAGGTGCTCTTGATAGCAAGGCACATCTTGTACCTGTAGAAAACAGAAAGGATCTGAATCAAGAAAAGATCAATAGAATCAAAAAGATTTTGAATGGTACAAAACAGAAAGTAGCATGGGAGAGCAAGACCATGAATGTATTGATTCCTATGGCAGGTGCTGGCAGTAGATTTGCTAGTCAGGGTTACACCTTTCCCAAACCTTTGATTGAAGTCAGAGGCAAACCCATGATTCAAGTTGTGGTGGAGAACCTTAACATCAAAGCAAACTATACTTTCATTGTCCAAAAAGAACATTATGAAAAGTATAATCTAAACTATCTTCTCCCTCTAATTGCACCTGATTGTAATATTGTTCAGGTTGATGGTATTACTGAAGGTGCTGCTTGTACAACTCTCCTTGCCAAAGAGTTTATCAACAATGATGAACCACTGGTGATGGCAAACTCAGATCAGTTTGTTGTATGGGATTCAAATGAAACTCTTTATGCATTCCAGAATGGAGAATGTGATGGTGGTATTCTGACATTCCCTGCAACCCACCCTAAATGGTCCTATGCTAAGTTGGGAGAAGATGGATATGTCTCTGAGGTTGCTGAAAAGAAACCAATTTCCGAACACGCAACTGTTGGTATCTACTATTGGAAGAAAGGATCTGACTATGTAAAGTATGCAGAGCAAATGATTGATAAAGATATTAGAGTCAACAATGAATTCTATGTCTGTCCTGTGTTCAATGAAGCAATCTCTGATGGTAAAAAAATCAGGATTAAAGAAATTGAAAAGGATGGTATGTGGGGTATTGGAACACCTGAAGATCTAAATTATTTCTTGGAGCACTACAAAGAATGAAATTAATTGCACATAGGGGCAATATCAATGGTCCTGATCTATCAAAAGAAAACAATCCTGAGTATATTGAACAAGCAATTGCTCAGGGATTTGATGTTGAAATTGATGTAAGATACAGTCCATTAGACAATAGACTGTACTTAGGTCATGATGAACCAACCTATAAGATTGATTGGTTTTGGTTAGGTAAATATAAGGATTATCTTTGGGTTCACTGTAAAAATGTAGAGGCACTCTATGAGTTCTCTCATGGAACTAGTGGATTTAATTATTTTTGGCACCAAGAAGATGATTATACTCTGACCAGTACAAATAAAATTTGGACTTATCCTGGCAAACCTTATACCCCAAGGTCTATTATTGTTATGCCTGAGTGGAATAAAAATATAGATCAGTTTGTTGATCTTAGAGTGTATGATTGTTATGGTATCTGTAGTGATTATGTTGGGTATCTGATATGAAGTTTACTTTTGGAATTATTACTGCTGGCAACTCTGATGATTCTCTTAATCTAGTCATTGATAGTATTGAGAAACAAAACATTCCAGAGTATCAAATCCTTGTGGTTGGTAATAGTAATGTTTCCAGAACTAATACTTTTATTATTCCATTTGATGAAAGTATTAGACAAGCATGGATTACTAGAAAAAAGAATCTAATCACAATCAATGCCAGATATGACAACATAGTTTATACTCATGACTATGTTGTATTTGAAGATGATTGGTATCAAGGTTTTCTCCAGTTTGGGGAAGACTTTAAGATTTGTATGAATAAATTTGTTAACCCAGACTATTCTAGATTTAGAGATTGGGTTATCTGGCCTCACAATGATAACTTTATGGATGGCATTGTTCTTCCCAATAGAGAATGCTTGATTCCATATGACATGACTCACCTATCAAAGTATCAGTATATTTCTGGGACTTATTGGGTTGCAAAGAAACAAGTGATGGAAGAGTGTCCTTTAAATGATGAACTTTGTTGGGGTCAAGGTGAAGATGTAGAATGGTCTAAGAAATCTAGAATTAGATACGGATTCTCTATGAACCCATACTCTACAGTTAGATCTTTGAAGTTTAAAGATCCTGCATTTAATGTTGCAGGAGAAGAAACTATTCAAAAACTTAGGATGGTGCAATGAAAAAGGTTGCAGTTATAATGTTAGGTGGATCTCAACAAGGTGAATTGTTTTGGCCATCTTATTTTAAATGTGATGCTGGATATCCTCATGATTTAATACTTATTCATAGAGACTATCTTGGAGTTCCTACAAATTTAAAAAACCCTAATGGTAGAATGATCATTCATAACAAAATTGTGAATGGAAGAGACATACCTCATAGAGCATTTGGTGCTTATAGACATTACTTCTATAAGTATCAGAATGACTATGAGTATTTTGTTTTTATATCTGATGATGTTATTTTAAAGAGAGAGTATTGGTTAAGGGAAATTGTAAAGACCCTTGACATACATGACAAGATTGGATTTGGCGCAAGTCAAATTTTTAATGGTCATAAAAGATATCCTCATGAGAGTCATATAAGAGCACCCTTTTGGTTTGCAAAGGCAGAAGTTCTAAAGCAGATTGAATGGGAGTTTACTGATGATCATGATGGTGAGATGAAGATTGGAGATCAATGTACTGCTGCTGGATATGTTGGAGTGCAGGTTGGAAACAAGATTGATCTTGGGTATGATGCAACAGAACCTTATCACATTACTCAGTTACTAGAGCAAAGGTTCTATCCAGAATTACATCCCTTTGGTAAGTATCATTGTGACTCTCCAGATATTTTTACTTACTTATTGACTAGATTACCTAAAGAAAGAATATTGGAAGAAGTTATTGTTTCTCCTTACCCTCATATTGGAGAGCAAAATGTGTTTATAGATATAGAACCATTTCACAATTTAATTTATTATCCATCTTTGAGTATAGCAAAAAAATATTTCTTATCTAAAGAATTACCCTACAATATAAATGTATTATGTCCTTTGATTTAGTTATCAATTCATTAAGAGGTAAGAGTGGAATTGAGTTTGGTGGTCCAACTGAACTTTTTTCTGTTCCTCATTATGGTATGCACCTATATCCACATGTGGATTTAGATGGTGGGAACATTATTAAAAATAATTACTTTCAAACTAATTTAGGATCTAACTTTTTGTATGGAGAAAAACTTGGTAAGCAATATGATGTTGACTGTACAAATGAAGTCCAATTAAAGAAGTTAAAGAGGTATGATTTTGTTGTTAGTTCTCATGCAATAGAACATTTCGCTAATCCAATTCATACTTTAAAGTCATGGGAAAAGTATATTTTAAGATCAGGTAGTTATATGTTAACAATCATTCCAGACTATCAATATTGTTTTGATAGGAATAGACCACTGACTACTATAGAACATTTAATCTGTGACTATGTGGAAGATGTTGGAGAAGATGATAAGACCCACATAGAAGAACAGAAAGAACTTCATGATTGGAGTTATGGTGGACATCATCAATTCTATGAGTTGTGTGAAATGAATCACTTGACAAGAGTTGTACATCATCATACTTTTACTATAGAATTAGTAGAAGAACTTTTTGCTTATTGTGGTTTTAAAAAGATCTTATCATTCAAGCAAGATGAATTGAACATTGTAAATCTGTCTAAGGTTCCATGATTACTATTAATTATTTGTCTCACCATAGAAGAGACTTCCATAAGTATTGGGAAATAACATCTTACTTCCTTAATAAGATTAAACCAGAGAATAAAGAGAAAGTAAAAATTAATATTCTTTCTACTAGACCTCTTGATTGGAGATCTTATCTTGAAGGATTTGATTGTCAAGTCATAGTTTTTCCTGATATAGAACTTAACTACATGCACAAGATTGATACTATTTTGTCTGAGACTAATAAGTATTCAGTTAAACTTGATGAAGATTGTTTTATTAATAATCATGTATGGGATTACATTATTGAGAACATAGATGTTTTGGATAATGAAGATAACTTTGTACTCACACCAATGCTATCCAATGGCATCCCACATACTGATAGATTTGTAAAATCATTTATTAAAGAACCTTCTGTTAGAGAAGCAATTTATAGTTGTTATCTACAACAAGAAATGCCCAATGGGTTGTGGGGTGCAGATTATACTTCACTAAATGCATACACAATTAATTCTCATACCTGGGATTCTGATGCTTTTTTTAGTGGTGTTTCTAACCTGAATACATACTTAAAGGGAATACACCCTATTAGAATTTGTGCTAATGCTCAGTTATTATTAAACAATTATATTGTAGAAAACTTTGATAGGTTAGTATCAAAGCATGACTACAGTATCAAAGAATTTACAGAACCTTATTATACAACCAGCACCTTTATTATTAAAACTGAAGATTGGAGAAAACTATTAGAAGTTGGTTCCTATGATTCATATGATGAAATACAATTAAACATTTACAGGGAAAGATATAATAAGAAATTTCTTTATGTTGAAAATGGGTTTGGCATTCATACCATTTACAATACCATCTATGGTAACAAGAATATTTGGAACATAGGAATGGAAGATGGTTACACTTATGAAGTAGAATTTGTAGAAAGCATTCTTGGTAAATTAAAATGATTCATTGTATTGGTGATAGTCACTCAGCAGTTTTTAGTGGTGAGGAAGCAATGCAACCCTGTTGGCCAGAACCAGCAGTGAATACACTTCCTTACTTTAAGAGTTATAGAATTGGTCCTGCTACAGCATATCAGATTGCAAACAAGCAACCCATTTTAGATTCATTGATTAATTCACTAGATCTTGATGTTGATGATCAACTGATGTTTTGTTTTGGAGAAGTTGACATCAGGGCACATTTAATTAAACAGGCAAAGATGCAAGATAGACCTGTCAATGATCTTGTGGTAGAATGCGTTGATAGGTATATTAATTCTTTATCATACTATAAAAAGTATGGAGTCCAGATTATTATTTGGGGACCAATAGCATCATGGTGTGATCAAAAAGTATACACTGGTGGTCCTTCTTTTGGATCTAATGTAGAAAGAAACATAGTCACAGAATTATTCAATACAATGTTAGAACTGGCATGTATTAAGCATGGATTTAAGTTTATTTCTATTTTCAATGAGATGCTTAATGAAGATGGAACTACTAATGGTGACTTTCTAGATGATTGGGAAGGATCTCATATGCACTTATCTCAAAGATCCATGCCAACTATTATTGAAAAATTTAAATCAAAGGGATTGATTCAATGAGTTATAAAGGTTATGCTAATAAAGTTGAATTTATTAAAAATAAATTCAAAAATTATTATGTAGATAAAGGTCCTGAGAATGGGATTCTTCAAGGATTTAAATATGAAGGTGCCTCAACTCATTGTAGAAATTGTCTTGCTACCTTAGTTAAAATGGTAGAAGCAAAGACTGTTCTTGAAATTGGATCCTGGCATTATGAAAGTTCTAATGCTATGGCTGAAGCAATGGATGAACTTTATGGTGAAGATGGATATGGTGTGATTGATTCTTTTGATATTAGAAAGGGTGGATATGATGGACAAATTTCCTATGTTCCACACTCAGAAAGAATCAATGCAAGATACTGGTATCCCCATCATTCTGATTATGATGATTGGAAGTATAAAGTAAATCTTCCATTCAGTGATTTTGTTAATTATACTAATGATGAAATTACTGAAAAGAATGTTGCTATTCTAAAGGAAGCATCTAAAGATTTTGGTAATAGATATGATCTTATCTTTGTGGATGGGGATCATTCCTATGAAGGTGTAAAGAGAGACTTTGAAGTTGCTATGGAAGTAGCAGACAAAGATACTCTGATTGTAATTGATAATGTTTGGGATATCAGACTCAAAGATGTAAGACAGTTTTATGATGAACTTGATTTAATCAAGTGGGACTTTGAGGAATGGAATGATGAATACTACCATGACAACATGGTTCAAGATACTGCAATTTGTATCCTATGAAAATTAAAGTTTACTTTGTCACCTATGATAATGACTTTGAGTTAAACAAAACTTTAAAGACATTTGAAGATAGTGGAATCAAAGATCATGATTATCAAATTACTGTAGTTAATAATTTTACAGTTGCTAAACCACTTATTTGGACCTCCTTAGCAGTTAAAGTAGTAGACAACAATACTAGACCTACATTTTCAACAGGGCATCTTGCTAGAAATTGGAATGAATGTTTGTTGGATGGGTTTGTTGATATTAATGATCCTGATGCAGACATAGTTATTCTTTGCCAAAATGACGTAGAGTTTAATAAAAATATTATTGACTCTTTAATTGAATATCATAAGACCTACAGTTTTATCCAATGTGGCAATGGTGATTCATTTCACAGTTATACAATTGATGCTATTAAATATGTTGGATTATGGGATGAAAGATTCTGTAATATTGGGTGGCAAGATTGTGATTACTTCTTGAGGCAAAAAATCTATAACCAAAATAGTTCTATCAATGACCATGCTCATGGTAGAGTTAATAATCCAATAGATTATAATTTTGTAAATGTGGATAAGTTGTCTGGATTTTATAGAAAAGATATCAATCATTTAAAATCCATGAAGTATCATGAAGTTTCCATGACTACTTTTATTAAAAAATGGGGACATGGAATTCCTGGTATGAATTGGGGAGAACTTGATATGTCGCCAGAGTTTGTGCTACAATCCCCACAGTGGATAATGTATCCTTACTTTGAATGTAAGATACCTAATTTAAAAGATAAAAATTACATCAACTATGAAAGTCAAAGTTAATCTTGTAGGAAATTCTTTTACACACCTTAGTGGTGGGAACAAAGGATATTCTGTTCATGGAAAAGAATCAAAGTATATTGAATGGGTCTTTGATGGATCTGCAGATAAAACTGTATATGTAGATAATCAAATCAATTCTGTATTTGGGCGAGAAGATAATACTGCAAAGTATGCTTGGCTTTTGGAGTCTAAGTTTGTTTGTCCAGAAATTAATGATGAAGTAAAATCTAATCCAGAAAAATACTTTAATAAGTTTGAATACATCTTTACTCATGATAAAGAACTACTTCAACTGGACTCCAGATTTAAGTGGTGTCCTGCTCAAGGTTTTTGGATTAAAGACCCAAAAATTTATGAAAAGACAAAGATGATCTCTATGATTTCTTCTGACAAAAATTTTACAGAAGGTCAGAAAAATCGTATTAAATGGATGCAAATGCTGAAAGATCAGATTGACATTTATGGTAGAGGTATCAATCCTATTGAAGATAAGGAAGAAGGTCTTTGTGATTATATGTTCTCTGTTGTCATTGAGAATGGAGTTTATGAATCATACTTTACAGAAAAGATTCTAGATTGTTTTGCTACTGGAACTATTCCTGTTTATCTTGGATCTCCAGACATTGGAGATTACTTTAATAAGGATGGGATCATAGAACTATCAGAAGAGTTTGATGTGTCTGAAGATATTTACTTTACTAAATTGGGTGCTATTAAAGATAATTTAGAAAGAGTCAAAGATTTAGAAGTTCTAGAAGATTTTATTTACATTAATTATTTAAAATGATTTCTTTCAATCAGTTAGGCAATTTAGGAAGACTAGGTAATCAAATGTTTCAGTATGCCTCTTTAAGAGGTATTGCTGCGAATAGAGGTTTTGATTGTTGCATACCTTATGAAAATGTTTTTGGAGTTAGTGATCCAAATGTAAAAAATTCTCCAGACAATATCTACACATGTTTTAATTTGGATACATTTGTAGGACTTCCAAATCAAAAAATGGTAAAGGAGTCTGGGTATCATTTCGATCAGGAACTGTTTGATACATGTGAAGATCAAGTAGATCTTTATGGATACTTTCAATCAGAAAAATACTTCAAACATATTGAAAGTGATATTAGACAAACATTTAAATTTAAAGATCAAGTAATAGAAGACTGCACTGCATTTTTGGATGAAGTATCTCCAAACAGAGAAATCATTGCTTTGCATGTGAGGAGGGGTGATTATTTGAATCTACATTCATTCCATCCTACCCCACCAATTGAATATTATTCAGAGTCACTGAAAAAGTTTCCTGACATTCCAGTATTAATTTTTTCTGATGACATGGAGTGGTGTACCAGACAAAAGTTATTTGATCCAGATAGATTTTATATTTCTGAATCTGATTCTGCAGAATATGATCTTTGCCTTATGTCACTTTGTTCGCACCATGTGATTGCTAATAGTTCTTTTAGTTGGTGGGGAGCATGGTTAGCAAATAGTCAAAATGTTATGGCACCAAAAATTTGGTTTGGACCTTCTCTTCCAGATCATGATACATCAGATCTTTATTGTGAAGGATGGGAGACACTATGATTTTAACTGATTACTTTCATAAAGCTTTATGCATCAATCTTGACTCTAGATTGGATAGATGGGAGGAAGCACAGAAAGAATTTGCAAAACATGCATTTACTGTAGAAAGAGTTCCTGGTATTGAAGGTTCTAAAATGAATCTTGACTTCCCACCAGAGATTAAAGAAGGTGCAGTAGGTTGTGCATTGTCACAACTTTTCTGCATTAAGTATGCAAAGCAACTTGGACTTTCTGATTTTCTTTTACTAGAAGATGATATTCAGTTTGATGAAAATGTAAACAAACTGTTTGCACAGTACATTAAAGAGGTCCCATCTGACTGGGATATGTTATATCTTGGAGGACAACACTTCCATGGTATGAATCTTCAACAACTATCTGAGCATGTTTACAAATGTGAGTACACATTAGCAGCACACTCAGTTGCATTTAAAAGCACTGTTTATGACAGATTCATTGACAATTTAATTAATATTACCAAACCTTGTGATGTGCATTATGCAGAATCACATGCAGAAATCAACGCATACGTTATAATTCCTCATTTAACCTGGCAAAGGAATAGTTATTCTGATATTGAGAAAGTAAACGTAGACTATACATTTTTAAAACATCATAGATATCCACAGTGGGGGAAACCATGACAGATACTTCTACAGTAAAAAAGAAACTACAAGGAATTGGTCCTATTTTGTGGATTAATCTTGATAGTGAAGTTGAAAGACAAAAACATATGGAGGGTTTGTTTGGAGAATATAATATCCAACATACCAGGATCTCTGCTATTGATGCAAGAGGAAATAACGATGTAAGTGATTTACTGGTTGGAAAGTTTCCAGAACTCATCACTCAAGGTGAGTTGGGATGTACAATGTCCCACCTTAAAGCAATCAAATATTTTTATGAAGAAACTGATTTAGATTATATTATTATATGTGAAGATGATATTGTATTTGATACGGTCCCTTATTGGCCTTTTACTTGGAATGGATTTATGGCATCTGCTCCATATGATTGGGATGTATTGCAGTGTGCTATCACCAGTACCAAAAACCTTAGAGCAAATCTTCACCCAAGATTGATCAATGATTTTTGTGCAGCATTTTATGTTATTACTAGACACCATGCTGCAAAGTTAATTAAAAATCATATTAGAAAGGATAAGTTTAGACTGGATCAGAAAATTAAACCAAGAGCTACATCAGAAGAAATCATTTATAATTCTGGCGTAACATATTCAATGCCTTTGTTTACTTATAGATATGATTTTGATTCTGGTATTCATCAGGATCATATTGAAATATTCCATAAACAGAATGTTGAGGGGGTAATAAATTTTTGGAAGAACAGACCTCCAGAATTAGATACTCCTCAACTACTGGATTATGAATTCTATGGATTCTGGGAACCTTTGGTTGGTTGACAAAATCTCAGATTTCTTTCATAATAAATACATTCAAGTGATGAGACCTCAATTACTCGTTGACTCACTGAACACGGAGTTTGTCGAAACTCCTTTCATCCGCAGGTAAAACT